GGTTTGAGGTTGGAACATTTGTGTATGAACACTTCGATGAAATGTCTGGTGTGTCTTTCCTACCTTACAACGAACACACTTATCAACAAGCTCCGTATCAGGAGATAGATAAAGAAGAATATAAAAATATTCTAGCTACTATGCCAAAAAGTATTGACTGGTCTAGACTCAGCGAGTATGAAAAAGAAGACACTACTAGTTCGAGTCAAACGTTTGCTTGTTCTGGTGATGTCTGTGAGGTAGTAGATATAGGAGCATAGCATGAAACCCTACGTTAGACCATTTCAGAAAAAAGTTTATGATGAGGTTGATACACCATCTAAACAAGCACTGATAAAGGTTCTCTTATCTGAAGGTCATGAGATAGTTTCATCGAAAGAAGATTACTACGCTGATGTAGTATCTAAAAAAGATGGGGTTACTTACTATCATGAAGCAGAACGTAAGGCACAGTGGGGCCAGGAATACCTGAAGAATAAAAATTACAATGTTCTTCCCGATAGTGGTTGGCCTCCTTTCTGGAAAGAAGTCAGGATACCAGGAAGAAAGAAAAGACTAATAGAAAAATATAAAGATCAAATAGATAATCTTTTCTTTTACGTATTTAACTTTGAGTATGATAAAGCTTGGAAGATCAAAGCAACTCAGATGACTGATGATGTTAATCACAGACCAGACTTTGCAAGAGTCCACAAGTCTGAAACGTTTTATCATATTCCTTATGAAGAAGCAGAGCTAGTAACGTTATGAAGTGTAAGAACTGCGGCTTTCTATTAGATGATGATGGTCATTGTGGAGAGTGCGAGAAATACTCTATATCAGATATAATAGACTTAGCAGGAAGGAAAGAGATGAGTTCTAAATTTAATCCAGTTGATAGACCCTTTCATTATAACCATGCAGACGATGGCATAGAGTGTATTGACTACATAAAACAAGTGTTGGGTCTTGATGGCTTTATAGATTACTGTCATGGCAACGTAATCAAGTATCAACACCGTCACAAATATAAAACTAATCCTGTAGAAGATATAGAGAAAGCACAGTGGTATCTTGCCAGGATGTTAGAGTCGTTAAAAGAAAAACATAAATGACTAACAAAGATAATAAAAAAACCCTTGAGCAGGAAGCCCAAGAGTTTGTGTCAAAGAAAGACACTGCCCAGATAAAGGTGGAGACTGACGATTTTTTTGCAGGTCATGCCTTGTCAGGACTCCTTGCCTCTGGTAAGTATAACAGATCTGAGGAGATAGTTGAAGAAGCCTTCTCTTACTCAGACAAAATGATAAAGTATAAAAATACTAAAAAGAAATAACAAACTAAAAAACCCCCAGTTAATTCCTGGGGGTTTCTTTTTATTCATCTCAATCCCGATTCTGCTTCTAGCATTCTATTTCTAAAACCCTCATCGTCTAAGAATGAAAGTATTAGTTCTAGTTGAGGAGGGTCTAGCTCCCACAGATTCTTTTCTGAAGTTCCAAATGATTCTAAATATTTTCTTAGTTTAGATTTCTTTAAATTTTTATTTGTAATTGAGAATATTAATTCTGCTTTTCTGGGTTCATCATTTTCAGAAGTTCTTAAAACTTCCATAACATCATCCCTTGCCGCAACAAGAACGTCTTTTAAAATCTTTTCTTTATCAGCTAGTGTTCTTTCATCCCAGTTATTTTTAACAACAGTGTCTGCCCACATTTCTAAATATGGAAAGATGTAGTCGTTGATAACGTTAGTTGCTTCTGGAATACTGTACAAGTTTGTTTTCCACTGGGATCTACCTACATCATTAAACAATTTTTCTATTGTTGATGGTGCTTCTATTGCTCTGTAACCTAGTATTCTTCCTATTGGAACTGCAGGTGTATCCTCTTGGGTAGCTATCTTCTTTTCTACTGCGTTCTGTTTAACAGCACCACCTGTCATTATATCAAATATTTCATCAGTGTATCTTAGAGCATTATTAAATTCTTTTACACCTTGTTTTTTATCTGCGTAAACGTAATCTTCACCTCTAGAAAATGCAATAATTTGATTAGCAGGATCAGCAACTCTACTAAAACCAGATGCGTACATAGCTAACGCTTCACCAAGAAGCTTCATACCGTTGTCACCTGCTGCAGTTCCATCAAGATCAAGGATACTTGTTCCTAGATCACTAAGCACTCTACCCTGTGTGCCAAGGTTTCTTATGAATCCCTGTACACCTACTTGTTCTGATATTACTCTTTTTAAATCTTGAGGTACGTCACCATCCCTCAACTTGTGTGCCATTGCTCTACCTAAAACTTTAAAGTGACTGTAGGGAAAGTCGTACTGTCTACTTACAACCTGTCCATCCGATTGTCTCTCTTCATGCCAAGCTAGATTTTCATCAAGATTCTTTTTCTCTTTCATTGTTGCTAGAGCGAGAGCACTCCAACCTGCAGCCATTCTAGCAATACCTTCAAATGGATCTTGTTCAATACCTGCTGCTTTTCTATAGATCATAGTTGCCCCTGAGTGCTTAAAAGTAAAAGCTAGGGTGTTGTTAAAAAACTGACCGAATGGAGCTATGGCTCCTATGACAGGTATCTTTCTTGTCTCTTCAATAATACCTGCAAGCATGGCAACAGGATCACCCTTTCTTGCTTGTACTACATTTGTAAAAGATCTAGAGAAAGTGTTATCAAGAGCTTCTGTCACAGCAGTTGTTTCTATTTTAAGAAACTTTTGATAAGCATCAGACGCAGGATCAGATAAATATTCCCACACATTGTCTTGCGTCATGAACTCATTGAGGGTCATGTCATATTCAAGTCTTATTTGTTTATCAAGAGAGTACATAAACTCTTGAGTTTTAGTAAGGAGATCTTGAGCTTTAACTCCGTAAAGTGTCTGTAGTTTTCTTGTTAATTTTTCAAAACTAGTTTCAGTTAACTTTTCACCAGGATTTAACTCTAACTCTTTTAAAACATTATCTACCTCTACACCACCGTTTATGTATCTAAACAATTCTTTCCTAGCCTCTGGCCTAAAGGTAAGATAGTCCATAGCAGCTTCATAAGTCATGTAGGGGTCAAGAATATTTCTAGCTTTCTGACCTTGTAAACTCATTAATTGTTTTGCTTTATTTCGATAGGATACTGCTGAATCTTTTCCATCGAATACTACATCAGCAAGACCGTACAAACCTGCCTTTAACATGTCTGTATAAGACTGCATACCAGACGCTTGAATCCAACCCTTTATGTTAAGGGCTGTAGTTCCAGGGTGCATAACCAAATACTTGATAAAGTTCTTTTGAAATGGTTCAGACTTTTCTGTAATTGTTTTGTATATACCTTTTTTAGCAGGATCTAATACAATATTAACAGCTTGTTCATTGGTAATGTTATTTGCTTCTTTACCTGCTACCTCAAAGATAGAATTTAACTGTCTTGAGATATTTAATATTTTACCTGCTTCACTAGCTTTAGAAGCATAGCCTTTCATAAAATCTTTAAAAGAAATTTTACTTAGCTCATCATCTAAAGCGTTACTAAATACAGCATCAAAAGATTTTTGTATATCATCCAGTGTATTCTTATCTAATTTTTCAATCACTTCACCTAGATATAAATTAAACCTATCATCTCTGGCTCTTGCACTCCACCTTTGTACACCTGCATCATACAAAATATCTTTAAGACCTTTTACAGTTTCTCCATCACCGTTCAAAAAGTATCTGAGTAATTCAAGATCATGATTAAAATCAAAAATATTTTCATCTATTTCTTTATTATCTAATCTTACTTGTAAACCTTCCTTTACTCTTTCTGCCCACATATCAGCGTAAGAAGAAAGCCTTGAGGTTCCATCCTCAACAACCTTTATATCTAACTCATCGACAGACTTAGCTACATCAATAAGTCTAGCAGCCTCCTCCATGTTTGCTTGTCTAGCTGCTAGAGTTACCTGCTCTGATTGTTCTATTAGAGTAGAATAAAGAGGTATCTTAGATGTTCCTCTCAATTTGTTTAGAGTGAAGGCAAGACCACCTGAACCTATACCACCTACTCCACTAAACAACAAAGCAACAGGATCATATTCTTCTTGTGCTTCTGCCTTCATTCTTGCCTTTTGATTTAAAGCTTCAATACCAACACCTGCCAGAGTATCAGCAGCAGCACTATACACAACTTCTTTATTTAGAGCTTTGTTAAGAGCAGTCTTATAACCTGCATCATTTATTATATTTTTTGTGTAGGCTTTACGAGCCTCTTTAGCAATCTCCTCTTGACCTCTCTTTGTTAGAGATTTCTTACCAAGAGTTTTAGTAGCTGCTTCAGCAGCCTCTACTGCAGCCTGTTTAGCTACCTGACTGGCTGCTTTGGTAGCACCAGATGCTGCAAGTTTACCGATACCAAGACTAAGAATATTTACAGGATCAACAACAAGTGCACGAGCATAGTCGTAAACAGCGTCAGCCTTTTCACCAAATGTTCTTCCCTCACTGAATGCTCCATCAAGACTATCAAATAAATTGTAAGCATCCCCTGCCAGTTTTCTTCTACGAGCCAGTGCTTGTTCGTCACCCTTGTTAAGGTAGCTGAGTTCCCCAACTGTAACAACAGACTGACCAAAGTTAAACTTACGCATGTTGTTTACGTAAGAGTCTATGATTTCTTCCTTGTCGTACTGGTCTGTTGTCATACCAAAACGATCATCCATATATCTACTTATAACTTCAAAGTTTTCATCTTGACTTAGTTGATCCATCAAAGAACCAGACGGTGCTTCTTTCTTCCTATCCTTTTTTACAGAAAAGAGATTATCGTATTCTTCTTGAGAGTATGTTCGATACTGTGTTTGAGACATATTTACTCAACCTCTTGTACAGATATTCTTTTATTTCTTCCCGATCCAGACTCTGTTTTTATAAATCTTTTTTCAGACCCATCGTCTAATATAACAACAAGAGAATTTTGTTCTGGATAATTTCTAAAATATTCCTCCGCTTGTCCTTGAGGATTTTGATATTCTTGAATATTAATTACAGGAACTTGTGTAGTTCCTTCTCCACCAGTTCCTTCTCCACCAGTTCTTTCTTTACCAGTTCCTTCTCCAACTGTTACCTCAGTTTTTTCTTGAGTAGGTTGAGTATAAGTTTCATCACCAGATATAAAAGGCAACAAGTCACTGTCTACAAAGCCAGGTTGATCTGTAAATAACTGAGGTGTTGTATTGTAAAATTGTTGAGCTATTCCAAAACCAATATCAGGATTTTGCATCATTTCTCTGAGTTGTTCTTTTGGATTATCTATCTTAGATATTCTCTGTAGTTCTAATCTTCTATTTTGTAGATCATCCAATTCATCTCCTGTCACATCTTTAGCAGCAGCAACTAGACTTTTAATTTTTCTTTCTAATTCATCCTCATAGTCTAACATTATTTGTCTTTGGTCCTGGCGTATCTCTGTTGTGGATATAGCACCCAGTCCTGTGTAGTCAGTGAGAACACCACCTGCAGTATCTCTAGCTCTTATGGTAGGTTCTGAGACACTTGCCATAATGTCTGACCCTTTTCTACCCATAATCTCAGACGAATAAGCATCATACCTAATCTCATCCATAGATGGAGTTCCAAATAGTTTTCCTAAGAAAGATCTCTCCTGTTCAGGAGGATCTAATTCTGCACCCTCTACAAAAGTAGGTGTCGCTTTTTTAAGCAACTCTGAAGCAGTCATGTCTGGTGCTTCGTATCCCTCTGCCATTGTTACTGCACTATTTAAAATATTAGAGGAAAGTCTACCAGATTTTAATTTATAGTTTTGAGCAACTTTGTACAAATCTAATAGCCCTCTTGGATCTTTGTCTAAAAGAGCTTTTCCCTTGTCCTCTTCAAGTCCTTCACTTATCAAGTAATCATAAGCTTCTTGCAGTTGTGCTCTAGATTTTTTTACTTCGTTGTTTCTTTCAAGACCTGCGTTCCACAAATATTCTTGTATAGCACTAGAAGTCTTTTGAGTATATTCTTCGTTTGCTCTTATCTTATCTGAAAGACCCTTAAAGAAAGCACCCCTTCTTACTGCTGCTATTACCATCTTATTACCTCGCCATTAAACCTTTTGGTTTTTCTTCTGTTATTTCTTCTTCAGGTTCTTCTTGCGCTGACTCAGCAGCCTCTTTAATTACTTCGTAACCTTCATCCATGTTGTCCTTCGGTGTTGCTTTAACTGCTCCCATAAGGACAGCAGCACGTTCAACAGGACTTTTTTCATCGTCTTTAAATGTTTCTTTGTACTCTACTCCTGCCATGTCAGCAGACTTCATAATAAAAGACCTGATAACAGGTTCTATTATTAAACTTACATCTATACTATGGATACCATTTGCTACAGCCCCTGTCATCATAGACTCAGAAAGTGTTTTAGCAGGTACTCCAAATTCAAGAGCGTGAAAGATATTATCTATAACCTCTTCCTGTGAAATCC